TTACAGCAGGAAGGCGATCTGCACGCCGGTGACGCGCAGCTGGTTGACGAGGTTGGGCGGCAGCAGCACGTCGAGCCGGTTCGGATCGCTCGCATTGATTTCCACGAGCAGGTCGCGCTTGAACTGGTCGACGTCTTCGACGAGGCCGAGTTCTTCCCACTGGCGGAACTTGACCAGGCATTCGGCCTTGGCGAGCTTGGGCGTCATCACCGCCTGGCCCGCGCCGAAATTGTTGCCGTCGCCGGCCAGCTTGTGGCGGGGATATTTCCGGCCCCAATAGGCACGGAAATCCCAGCGCAGATAGCTGAGCGTCAGCGGCGTATTGACGTCCAGGAAGGCGGTGTCCGGCGCATCGGCCGCATTGGTCTGGTACATGGTGACCAGCCGTTCGACACGCACCACCCCGCCGGCATCCACGGTGAAGGTGGAGATGCCGTCGAACAGCAGCAGGTTGCGTTCCTGATAGGTCCAGCGGGCCTGGCGCGGGGGCGGCAGAATGCCGGGAAGCGACAGGGTCTGGAAGGGACGGGCCGGGTCGATGGAACCATAGCGCGCGGCAACGCCGGCGACGGCGCCAGCCCAGACCCAGGGCGGGGTCGGCGAGGTGTTGACGGCCATGCAGCTGACATAGGGGGAGTTGCGGCCATCGCCGAAGCTGCCCACCGTGCCATGGCTGCCGGTCTTGGCGATGAAGGTCATGGCATCGATCATGCGCAGCGGGCCGGCGCGATCGGTCAGCTCTTCCTCCAGCGCGGTCAGATTGGCGCTGTCGGTATAGGGCCAGACCAGGATGTTGTAGTGCTCGTCGCCGAGCGCGGCCCAGAGCGCGGCGACATCGGGATTGGCGGTGCCGCCCGTCATCGCCACGGTGGTGATGGTCAGCCCGGCCGGCAGGGTCTCGTCTTCGTAATAGGAATGGCGGATGTCGATGTCGTTGCCGGTCTCGCCCTTCCAGCGGCAGGTCAGGTTGACCTGGGAGGTTTCCGCGCCATCCACCGCGGCGCTGACCGGCAGGCTGGCCGCGTTGATCGCCGCAGCCACGGCCGTGGCGATCTGGGCGGTCGTCTGACCGGCCGAAACGCCGATACGGATGCGGGTGCCGGCGATCATCAGACCGATGGTGCCCGCCGAAACGCTGCCGCCGATGGTGAGGCTGCCGGTAGCGGCCGTACCCTCGTCATCCTCGTCGAGACCAACGCTCCAGGTCTCGATGATACCGTCATGCGCCGTCAGGCAGGAGGCAGCCATGGCCGCCAGCATGGAACGGGCACCATGCAGGTTCGCCGCCTGCGCGGCGGAGGTCACACGCACCGGCACCAGCGCATCCTGGGTGGCGCTGGTGCCGTCGCGCTGACCGATCACCAGGATGCGATAGGGCTGAACACCCGGCCCCTGCTGGGCGTTGGCGCCGTTGAACTCCACCGCCACCAGGGGCGCGCGGAGATTGGAGGGAACTTCGTTGAAACTGATCATGGTCGCTTACTCCTTCGCGCGCTTCTTGGAAGCCTCGGATTTCGGCCGGGGCGGGGTCGCCTCGACCAGGTCGCCATCCTTCAGACGGCGGCTCAGATAGGCGGTCGTCGCGTGCCAGACCCCTGCGGGGCCGATAACGCCGCCATGCTCCGCCCGGACCCGGAGATCCGGGCGGGCAGGTTTCACGAACACGATGCGTTTGCCGGACATCAGGCCGTCTCCATCGCGATGGCGTCTTCCGCTTCCGCCGTTCCGTCGGGCAGGGCGAAATCCCAACGCGTGGACAGCAGGGCGAAGTCGGCGAGCCCGTCGGTATCAAGCGTCGCGGACGCCAGATGCCGGGTGGTGTAGGAGAGCAGAATCCGGTCACATAGGGTTTCGCCCAGCAGTTCCGATCCGAACTCGACAAGCTGGATCCCGCTTTCCACGGCGGCGGGAACATGGTGCAGCAGCCCGCCCAGGAAGGGGTCGATCCGGAAAGCGGCGGCGATGGCGTCGGCTTTCTCCTGCAGCAACCCTTCGCTGTTGCCGGTATCGTCATGCGAGACGTGACCGGTAACGGTCCAGCTGGTGGTGATGAGCTCGCGCTCGCTGTCAAAGCCGATGCTGCGGAAGCTTGCCCGGCGCAGATACCAGGTGCGGATCGGGCGCGGTCCTTCGGCAGGGCTGCCCCAGCCATGCAGATCGTCGAACAGCCCGGACTCCACGCCAAGGCGGTCGCGGTCATGCACATTGCCGATATCGGCAAGGCCCGCGATTTTTGCGACGACGGCGTCGCGGATGTCGCTGAAGCCGGTCATGGCAGGTCATCCTTTCCACGCGATCCGACCGATGCGGGCATCGGGCGCCGGGGCGAGCGGGAAATGCTGCGAGACATCGCTCTTCCCTCCTTTCAGGTTTCGAGGGCGAAGACCGGCGAACCGGCCTGGGAATGAGCGCAGAATGATGGAAAGAGCGTCGGCCGGTAGCGGCGCAATCTTGCGCCATGCGCTCTCTCGGGCGGGTCCGGGGCCGGCCGGGACATAAAAAAATCGCGGGTATGCCGGTTGGCATATCCCGCGACAGGGCGGCAGGGAGCAGGGGATCAGGTGTGCGTCGGTCGGGTGATCAGGCGCTTTTCCGGTTGAGCAGATAGTCTTCGACGCGGCGCATGGAATTGCCCAGGGTCTGAAGCTGGGCGGAAGTCGCCTGCAGGCTGGCATTCAGCCGGCCGAGCTCCGCCTTGACCTCGTCCAGATGGTCATGGCGCGGCAGATGCTCGATGTCCCTCTCGATCAGATCCGTGCGCCGTTCAAGCTCCATCAGGGCGGCGCGGGAGGCGAACTCCCGGCGCATGGCCCAGATCGAAGCCGCGAAACCCATGCTGGCCAGAGTGCCCAGAGGCGGCGCCCAGAGCAGCATCAGATCGAGCAGGTCCATCATCGCCTCCCGCAGCCACAGCTGCGCAGTTTGGAAGGGGTCAGCAGCTCCTCGCAATCATCGCAATAGCGTGGTCCGCTGGGTGGCTGGCCGGCCCGCGCGCGAATCCGGGCGATGGCGCGTTCCCGTCTGTACTGTTCCACCTCCTGGGCGATATCGAGCAGGTCAGACATCCTTCCCCCCTCGCGCAACACGGTCGCGGGCCGCATCCTGCAGCCGATGATGGGCGTCCTCGGCGCGGGCCTGGATCGCCTGCCATTCCTCGGCGGTGGGGTCGCGGCCGGACTGGACCAGCCTCTGGATTTCCTGATCCAGCGCAGCCAGCCCGGCCCGGACCTGGATTCCGGTGGCGACAATGCCCAGCGCGAGGTTCAGGAAACGCAGCACGGCGGGGACGGAAAGGGCTGTCTGCCCGGATAGGGACGGCAAGGCGGCGGACATATCGGTCATGACCGGATCTCCCGAAACTGGCTCAGGGCTGCGGAGAATTGCTGCAGGGCAGATGTCGCCTGGAGAATTCCGGCAGAAAGTTCGTCAAATGTTCTTGTTGTGGCGGTGGCCAATGCGTCCGGCGGTGTGTGGCCGGACGCTTCCAGGGCGGCCAGCTCCTCGGACAAGGCGGCGTAGCGGCGGACGGTGTCGCTCAGCGTGGTGACGGCGGGCCAGGCCAACTGATCCGCCAGGCTGATCGCCTGGACAACCTCGTCGGGCGTATCGGGATTGTCGATCAGCGCCGCTGCCTCCTGCGCCAGCACGGCATAGGTCCCGATCAGCGCATAGGCGCGCTGTTGCGGCGTCTCCGCGGTCGTGGCGACGGCGCAGGCGGTCAGGCTGACGCCCAGCCCCAGGACAAGAAGCAGGGCAAGGCTGGCGATGGTTTCGTCGGACGGGCGACGCGCTGTCACCGGGGATTTGGTGACCAGACGCAGAAGCCCGAACAAGGCGCCCAGACCGGTAACGATCCAGCCGGCCCAATCCTGGACCTCGGCCTCGGTCAGTTGCAGATCGACCAGGCCGGTTGCGGTCAGCAGCCCGGCGGCCAGGGTGATGATGCTGGCCCAGATGGTTCGGCTGGCCCAGATCGGCTTTGCGTCGTCAGTGGGATCGGATTGCATGCGAGTGCTCCTTCCTCAAAAGGCGGTTAGTTGTGCGGCAGGGTATGGGTGATGCGGTCCTGGAAGCGGATCTCCAGGCGGTCCGCCTGTGCCTCGTCGATCACGGTGCGGTAGAGGCCGGAATAGCTGCCCGTCGAGCCTGCGAGGCGCAGTGTCCCCGCCTCGGAAATCAAGGGGACGGCACCCACCAGCAGGCAGCCGGCCGTGTCGTCGGCGGAGTTGCCGATATGGATCAGGATGTCGGTGAAGCCGGGAACCCGCGTGATTTCCAGCATGCCTCGATGCCAATCGGGGAAACGCACCTGATAGCGCTGATGGAATCCGCCGTGGTGCCTTGGCCGCACGGAATACAGCCCGGCTGGGATGCGGCTCTGCCCGGTCTGTTTCACCGGCCGATAGCCATTCTCCAGACCCCAGCCAAGATGGCGCCCGTCGATCCGCAGATGCGAGAGGGTCGCCTCCTGACTTTCGATGCTCCTTTCCACGTCGATTCGCATTGGTCCTTCATCCTGCTGGAAAGCCGATGCGCATGGTCCCGGCCGTGCGCATAGTTGGATTGTTCACGCGCGCTCAGGTAACCGGGCCCGACTTTTGCGGCGATGGGATATTCTGCTCCGCTGCAGCGCAGCGGATGACGGCGCAACCCTGCGCCATCATTCGGCCACCAGGCTGCGCTCCAAGGGCAGGGGCGGAAGGTCGCCCTTGTCCCAGTACTGGATCGAGCGACGAGCGACTTTCAGGGCGTTGGCGCGGCGTTCCTGGCTCCAGCCACGGGCTTTGAGCCAGAGGGACAGGACGCGCTTGGCCTGAGGAATCTCCAGATACTCATCGGCAAGAGAATTCACGATTTGTTCTGCGGCGCTCTGTCCAACCAACTCTCGCAGAATGCCGTCCGGCCGCCGGGGAATACGCATCCGCGTTCCGCCGCGCGCCAGGGCCATGGCCAGGGCGGCATCCTCCCCGGCAGCCTCGACCAGAATGCGCAGGGCGTGTGGCAGATGCAGGCGCGTGGGGCTCTTGCCTGCCTTGGTTGGTCGTCTTTCGATGACGCCGGAGGCGACCGGAAAAGAGGCGTCTTTGTGCATGGTGGAACGTGCGATCATCGCGTGAACTCCCGAAAGCAGAAGAAAAGCCGGGTGAGTGCATGCCGCCGGCGGATCGGGCGTGGCTTGCTAAGGGCGCCGGATATGGCAAGCAGTGCGAAGCGGTGCTTCATGCCGTGCGCCCCGCGACGGGAATCCGGCAGCAGGGGGGCAGGGCTGGTGGCGGAAGGCCGGTTGTCTCGTACGGTCATAATTTTCCAGCCCTTTTCTCGGGACAGTGTGAGACGTGCCATTTCCATTGTCCTTGGCTGAGTGGCGATGGAGGTCCAGGTTTGGCATTATGTTGCCAAAATGTTCTTTTCGGTGCACGCAAACAAAGCAGGTGATGCTCCATGGACAGGTGGAAACAGATATTTCCCCAGGATCGGGTCATGCTGTCCTCCCGTCCGCCGGGTTGTCGCGGCCAGGAAAAGAACCTGAGGCAGGCATGCTAGACCAAAAATATGGTTCGCATCAAACAAAAAATGGTTCGCGGGCTTTCCGCGGTGGATTAGGTGTTGCGCACCCGGTCCTTTCCTGTATTCCATTTTCCGCTGAATATGGTTTCTGGAGCATTCTGGCGGTGATGAAGGATAGTCCGAGCTTCCGGGAGCAGGTGGGAAACCGGTTGCGCGAACTTGAAAAACGGTTCGCGAATCGGTCCGTTGCTGCCGAAGCGGCTGGGGTGGTGAAATCCACGCTGCAAAACTGGATTGAAGGCCGGGCCGATCCGTCTTTCGAGGGGATGGCGCGCCTGGCCAGGGCTGCCGGGGTCAGCGTGGAATGGCTGGCGACCGGGGTCGAGGCCTCTGGAGCGGGCGAATTGCCGGCCATTCCGCGCTATGACCTGTCGCTGTCGGCGGGGGCGGGCGCCTTCATCGACCGCGCCCCACTGCTCGACTACATCCCATTCACGGAAGCTTTCCTGCGGCGCAAGCTTGGCCGGACCTCCACCGACGGGCTGGTGATGCTGGATGCGCGCGGCGATTCGATGGAGCCTACCATCGGCGATGGCGATCTGGTCATGGTCGACATGCGCGAGCAGGATCTGCAGGGTGGGCTGATGGCCTTCGTTTTCGATGATACTGCCTTCATCAAGCGGTTGCGGCCCCAGATTGGTGGCGGGGTGGAGATAGTCTCGGACAATGCCGAATTATATCCGCCGCAATGGATTGACCGGGAACGCCTCGGCCAGCTCCAGTTGATCGGCCGCGTGCGCTGGGTTGGGCGCGTGCTGTGA